AAAGTCCCACTTGCATATGGGCCTATCGGAAAGTTTTTAGCGAGATTAGAACAGTCACCAAATTTGAATAAATCAGTAGCAATGACATTACCCAGAATGTCATTTGAGTTTACTGGTTTAACATATGACCCAACAAGAAAGGTTACAACAACACAACAGATAACAGTCAAAGATCCAGACACAGAAACTACAACTAAAAAAGTGTTCATGCCTGTGCCTTATAATATGCAATTTGAATTGAATATTATGTGTAAGTTAAATGATGATGCCCTACAAATCGTCGAACAAATCTTACCATTCTTCCAACCATCATATAATTTGACTGTAAATCTTGTATCAGAAATAAATGAAAAGCGAGATATACCAGTTGTATTGGAAAACGTATCTTTTCAAGATGAATATGAGGGAGACTTTACATCAAGAAGAGTTTTATATTACACATTAAGATTTACAGCAAAGACATACTTATTTGGCCCAGTCTCTTCTGCTACTACAGATATTATCAAAGGTGTATCTGTTCGTTATCTTGCTGGTGGTGCGAAGAGCACAGAAAGAGATGT